TACAGATATAAAAGAAGGACCTACAGTGAACTGTAGGTCCTTATATTTGGTGCGGATTGAGGGTTTATACTCAATACTCCGCACCACTACTATATTATTTAAACTCTACATTTTAAAAAGGGGCAAATAAGGGGCAAATGTTATTTTTCTTTTATTGGATGCAAGTATTAACCGCTTTTTCTAAGTCCCCTGTGCCATCAAATATGTTAAATCCTATTTCACGAATTAGTTTCATTTGATATTTGTGTTCTTCTCTTGTACGTTTAAACTCTGTTAAATGTTTTACCATACCTCTCATTAGAGATATGTTTGTTTCCATTTCCTCTATGTACTCTTTAACACTATCATAATCAATTCCTATTTTTTCTTCAATTGCCACTACAGACTTAACTGGTGCTACAGGTTGCCTATTAAAGTATTTAGCAATTGTTAAATTAATAGGATCTACATTATTGTACATAATACAAGTTAGTTTGTATGCCGTAGCTTCTGTGAATACAATTAATTTAGAAATAGCACTATGCATAGGAATATTGTTTTCATTCTTATAGGCAGTTACTTCTTCCTTTTCCAATAGTTGATATGGCAAGCCTTTATCTTTTAAATGCCATAGAATACTTGTTCTATTTCTTTTTACTATTTCTGCAAAATCACCAATGGTTATAACAGGTACACCTTTATATGTCTTACAATGTAGTTCGTTTGGATTTACAGGCTCTTCTAAATAGCCTTGTTTTAATGTTTCTTCCATTTCGTTGAAAGCTTCAATATATTTTAACTTCCATTGTAATGCTTTCTTTCCTGTAAAGCCCATGGCAAGTAGTGAAAAGCCATCACGATTCATTAAGTAAAACGGAAAATGTTGCCCTCGATAAACACTAGATGTTTCTTGGAAAAATTTAGTGGCGGAATTTTCCGCCACTAAAATATTACGGATATTTTCCAATACATCTTTATGTGCTTTCCCAAAATGTTCTGCTAAATCTTTACTGGATACTACAATTTGGTTATTATTGATCACTACTAATTGTTTCATGATTTTAGCTCCTTAGTCTTTAAAGGAACAATGCACTCATGATATAATATTTCATAGAGAACATTGTTCTCCGGTCAAATAGGGTAGTGAAACTTTCCACAGGTGCACTACTCTATTTTTTTATTTCATTATACATAGACCGTATAGACAATCTAACCGCATCAGAACGAGTTGTGTCATTAGCTTTTGCACATTCATCTAACATCATTAATGTGTCTTTATCAACTCTTATGCGTAGCATTGTGTCTTTCGGATTATCCGTAGGTCTACCCATTTTTGCAGCACTCATTTCATCACCTCACTTTTGTTGCTACATTTATAATATAATTTATGTAGCTACATATGTCAAATAAATTTTTCTTAAACTAAAATTCATTCGTGGAATTTTCCACTAATAAAATTTGGTGGCTCAATTTTGAGCCGCCAAACTTTCACGATAAAAAGAGCCACCGCATTATGATATGCAGTGGCTTTTACTTTTATTATCTCTTATGCTTAACTGGAAATACTGAATGATTATCGTCATACCATAGAGGGTAGAAAGTCCCCATTGATACATATCCAATTAATCTCTTTTTTGCAGTTAATCGTAATGAAAAGACCTGTTCATATTTTCGCATATATTTAGATTCTATATATTGCTCTTTATATTCTTTTGGCAATTTATTAGCTGAAATAAAATGGTTATTACTCCCACCATTTTTACCTTTTCCACCACATGCAGTTTTTACTATAGACCATGTTTGTGTAGAATAGTCCTCTAGCTTATGAATAATATTAGTAATAACATCATTCCCATCTAATCCACACCAGCATTCATGTTCACTATAATACGATTTGAAAGACCATTTAAATAACTCTGTATCAAAGTTACGTATCTTAGAGATTGGTTTTTCAGAGCTCTTTATTATTGCTCTACCCTTTTTACTTGCCATATTACCAATTTCCTTGATAATACTCTTCCATGGATTCTTTGGTAATAATAGTATTGCAATGTTCACCAGCTGGCAATCCACCTCTAGCATCTACCCAAGGTGCTTCTGAATGTGTCATTTGGCTCAAATCATATCCAGATACATCTTTAAGACTATTGCAAACTGCATTTATAGTAGCTTTATGATCATCACTTATTCTGTTGATATCTGGTTCATAACTTTCTAAAAACTCTGAATCCTCAATCATGAACATACCTTTATGTGTTTGAAATAGATTTCTGCAAACTGGACCTTTAGGCCATGCTTCGAAATCATCTTCAAAGATAGGAACATCATCCCACACTAATGCCATTGCTTGCGAATAGAAAGCTAACTTCTGTAGCTTCATTGCTGACATTGGTCCAAAGTTATCAATTATGTATTTTGCAACATCATAGATAGTACTTTGTTGTCCTTTTCCTTTCATAATATTTGCCTCCTTAACATCACAACCTTTGTTAAGATTAGTTTATAATCCTTTCATTAATCATACATGAAGAAATGATGAAAAGGCAAACTTTTATTTATACCTCTTTACCATATAGCCTTTCCATTCCTTGACGGGTTACAAGCCAGTTCTTACCCGATTTTCTAGCCTCATCATCGGTAAATTGTTTATTTGCATATCTCTTTAAGCAGCATTGCTTAATGGAATCAGCTGGTACATTCCATCTTTCACCAGCCTCTTGTGTAGTCATTACATCAGCTAATTTCATTATAATACTCCCAATATAACTAATAGATTATAAACGGATAAAACAAAGGCAATAATACTAATTATTAAAGTTAGTCTTGAAATCATATGCTCGCCATTGTTATAATAGTTAGGAAGATTGGGGCTCTTTCGAGCCCCTGTGGTTACTGATTTAATAACTGTATTATCGCTATTGCAAGTTGGATAAACGCGGTTATTATCGGTAGCCACTTTTTTATTATCTTCCTTAACTTCTTCAACGGCTTCACCTCCTTCCCTATGTCTACATTATAACACGTTTTCGTGTTATACACAAGCATTTATTTATACTTTTACAAACAAAAATGAGCCTACCAACCTAGATATTTTCTAAGTTAGTAGGCTCTTTTATTTATAATTGCGTGTATCCACCATTACACGCTATGGAGATGTATGGATCACCTCAACTTTTAGCAGCTAAATAAACAACTGTCCCCCCCAATAATATATTTAATATCTTACTGTTCCTTTGTTGCATCTTGATTCTTTTGAGTTCTCTCATCTGCATTTCTAAGTATGCGTTCACCTTCGCCAATGATTCGTTTTGCATTAATAGCGCTTTCTCTTGCTGCTCTAATGTGTTCTTGGCTATTAGTAATTGCTTTCTCTGTTCTTTGATTAAGTTCATCGATTCTATTAATTCTTGTTTCGATTTGTTCGTTGACATCTGTGCTACGTTCAATTGCTGTTCTAGCTCGTCTATTATCTTCAACTGCTCGTTGATTGTATTGTTGAGCGTTTCGAATTTCATTAGTAGCTCGTTGTATTCCTGTCGTGTCAATATTACTTGCTCTGTCGGCGTAGAACCATATACAGGCGATGATGCAAATGACAATACAAATAGGAACAGAGATGTAATGAGTATATACAATGTTCTTGATTTTTTCATACATACTAACCTCCAAAATCAGTTATACCACGTGCAATTGCTCGTACAATAGTATCTAAATCGTTATTAAGTATTTCTAAATCTTCATAATTATCAATGAATGCCATTTCAACTAAAACGGCCACTGCATCTGTTCCATTTAACACCCACAAATCATCACGTTTTTTAATGCCACGGTCTACAGTATTAATACTATTAATGATTTGGTCTTGAATCAATTGTGCTAATTGTTGTCCATTATATGATTTATATAATGTTTCTGTGCCACGTGCTACAGTATTAAATGCATTACAGTGTAGAGATACAAAAATATCTGCTCCCCACTCATTAGATGTTTCGCATACAAGACCTAAGTCATCGCTTTGTAAAGTTCTTACTTCACATCCTGCTGTCTGTAAATATCGTGCTAACATCTTACCTGCATTACGTGCCACATCACATTCACGTGTACCATAATTAGGATTTACAGCACCACTGTCTAAATCAATATCATGCCCTGGATTAATGAATACTCTCATTCTTTATTCCCCCTATCATTATACGTTTGTGTTTTTGGTGTTTCTTCCAATTTATCTGGAATGCCATTTTTATCTTTATCAATCCATAATGCAAGAAAGCCACAAAAAGCAGTTAACACACTAGGTACAAAGATGTGATCTATAATGAATACACCTTTATCTATCAACTGGTTAGCTTCTGCTGATACGTAACCCCTTATAAATGATAGAACATATTCAAGTACCACCAATAAAATAGGCACTAGCATTGTTAGTACTAGTGCCCTTGTCGCCAATACTCCTGTAGGATGTATATTAGCTATTCGGATTGATTGATATGATTTTTTAATTGTATTGATGAGATTTTGAGGTATGTTCATGTAGTTCCTCCTTAATATCATCAACTCTTGCTTCAATGCCATCAACTCGTGATGTCAATTTAACATGTTCTGTATAAGCCTTAGTGCGTTGCTCACGAGATAGCTTAATTTCATCCTTTAAATCCTTTAGCGTATCAGTGAGCACGCCCATTTTTTCATGAAACATCAAATTGTCTTGCATTCGTTGCAAATCCAACTTTTCGAGCAATGGAATAACTAGAACCTTATACCCTATACCTGCAACTATACTGACAATAGTCAACGTGGTTAGAATGTCATTCAGTTCAAATTGCCATGTCCACATTTAATCTCCTTCCGTTTGTGCTTCATTTTTATCTAAAGATAGCATATCATTATGCACACATCCTTCTATAGGACATGTGCCATCTTCGTTAAGTACTTCCCAACAGTACTCACAAAATTCCATTACAGGAACTTTACTTTCTCCAACATATTTAGGCATATTATTGCACCTCCTTGATTCGTGCTACCATTTCACTGTTTAATTTAATGTACTGTGCACTAATAGCGTTGGTCGGTTTACCCATTAGCAACAATCTGCGTTGAGCTTCTTCTAGCGTTTTGAAACGCGGATCATATTCCGCTTTAATAGCATTAATTTTTTCTTCTTTTGTTGGAATATATTCAACTATTAGCGGCTCTACAAATTCACCATTTACATAGGCTTTACCATTGGTGAATTGTGATTGCATTTCACTATCACCGCTTAAAATAGTGCTTGTTGGATAAGATTGTTTCGCTAATTGTTCTGTTTCTTCAAGAGTATCCGCATGAACACCAACTACAAATGATGTTTGGCGAACACCATGTTCATCTAATACAAATACATAATCCATATTATTTCCTCCTATACACCAACCACGCACCACTCGATTATCGAGTCAGCTTTTAACATCGATTGATACGTGGAATGTACTTCGTAACGCATATCAGTATTAGAAATTCTTCTTGTTATAACGCTTCCTGCAGAATTCCCCCAAAACACGGAGTCATCACTCGCCATAATCGCAAACCCATGGAATAAATGGCTCGTTGTAAACGAAATTGGAAATACGACTCGATTGGTAGTATTAGCTAAATTATTTACATCTGACTGTTTTTGTTCACCAGCTCGTTGACGTCCGCCTTGAATAATGAAGTTTCCATATTGTTTACCTAGGCAGATATACCAAGAATTAATATTGGAGAAGTCAAAGCGTACACCTTGTTCTGTCTTTTTTGACTCAATAGCTTTAATTACATCATCAGCATCCTTAATTTTCAAATTGCTTAATAATGTTTTAACTAGCATTAATGTTGGTGCTAGTCCTTGTTTATCATCACTATCTACATCAGTTAGTAATTTTAACAATTCTTTTGTACCATTACCCTTTGTAGCTTCTAATCCATTTGTATTAGTTACTAGTGCTTTAATATAATCAGCAGATATTTTATCTACTTTGGAATCCTCTATTGCAGTAATCTTTTCACTAATTTTTTTAAATTGTTCCTTATGTGCTTCTGCTGCTTTATTGTGTGTGTCAATTGCTGTTTCCAATTGTTCTAAAGTAATAGAGCTGGAAAAATCTACTTCTCCTTTTACGTTTGGATTATCTCCCACCCCTAAAGCAATTACTAAACGTTGCATTGGAATAATATTAGTTTTATCTGGAATGTATGAAGTTAAACCTTTGGCATTAGAATAGCCAATAAGTTTTTCTTCCCCACTATCACCATTTTTTGCATATAATCCAACTTCTCGCCAAAAAAAGCCAGTTTCTACTTGTCTATTATCAAAATTAAATTGCAATTGCATTTGTCCATTTGCAACTTCTTTTACTTGGCTTAACCCTATTTCTAATTTTTTACTAACTATTTCTGTTAAACCATCAATACTTGCTATTAGCTGCCCATCACCAATTACCGCCTTTGTAATAATTAGTCTGTCCTCTGTTTTACCAGTTGATGATTTAAGGATCATTTTATTTCCTTGAACAGTCAAGCTTAATCCCGGAAATTGTGCCATATTAACCTCCTATCATAGTTACTTCTTCTATCCCAATGGCATTCCCATAATAGATACTGTGTTCAATCTCAATATTCTCTAATGGTTTTATCATGCCTATCACGGTTTCTTCCTGCGCTCCTACTAATGATGTAATTATTAAGTTTTGCGCAACAGTTTGTTCTTCCCAAACAATATATCCAATATGTGCTGGTTTAAATTCTTCAATTGCACTGTGTAAATCATCTATGTTATCACACATGTCCTTTGTAAAGCTTAAGTCCATCATATATTTTTCGTTATATGGAATTATTTCAGCAGACTTATCAGATATAAACTTATTAGCAATAGTTTCAAGATATTCTTTTGTGCTGCTATTTGAAGTATTTAACTTTGCAATCACACGATTTTTTCTATCCTTAAAACTATTGTTTTTAGGTTTAATCCCAACAAATTCTTCCCATTTATCTAATGCATATGTTGCCGTTTGGATATTATCTTGTTTCAATAATTCCATTAACAATAATCTAATGCGTTCATGCTCTCTACTATCTGCATCACTTATTGCCTTAAACTCCATATCTTTTGCAATAAAAAAAGGTAGATATGCTAATATATCCACCTCTTTCCATCTTATAAAATTACTCATGTACGATCACCTCTTTAACTGTTGGCAATTGTTCATTTGTAATATCAATGTTGGTAACACCATTATTTACTTTTAACTCACGATAATCTAATACTCCTGTTTCTTTATTGGCCAAAATAGCCTTGCCAATATTAGCATATGACACATATGTACCGTTGAAGATTTGCTTTTTAAACTCTTCATTTAGTACTTTTTTAATAGCTTCTATTTCAGCTTTCCCCTTAGTTACCGTTAACTCTATATTAATATCAAGTATCGTTGGTGTAACTACTGTTACAGTAGCTCCAATTGGTGCATTTTCTGCAATTACAGTTTTAACTTTTTCAATCAATTCTGTACTCGCACTTTCACGCTCATTGTTGATAATAATAACTTTTACTGTTCCCGGTCCATTCCATAATGGGATTACTTTTACTAAAAATACTCCATTAACTAATCTTGCCCACTGTTCATAGTGATATGCATTACCGCTTGTTGCTGGTTTTCTTACTTTCAATAATAATCTATCTAGTAGTTCCGCATCAGTTTCTTCATCATATCCATCATATGCAGCCGCTTCATTGTTAACTGTACTTACTCCATAAATCCCACCTACTATTTCTGTAATTGTATTAGCTCCTACATTTAATGATTTACCTGTTAGCTCTGATACCGCCAATACTTTCCCACTTCCAGTTTCACTTAGCGTAATTTCAATAGTGGTTCTAAAGGTTTCATCATTATCTGTGCCAAATAAACTTCCTTTTGGTACTACTGTATTTGCAGTTCCAGTAATAGTTAACATTACATTAGCTTGTGTTGCACTTTTTCTAAATACCCCATGAGATTCCGCATGACGTGTTAAGTATTCGCCCCATGCAGTTTGTGGAAAAGCCGCATCAAGTATCAATTGCATTTCCGCATATGATTTTTCAAACTCAACCGCATTTGAACTTAATGTATCAAATACAAATGTTCCTTCATGTGTACTCAATCCTTCTTTATCTATTTTTTTGAAATCTGCTAGTAGCCGTCCTAGCACATCTTGCTTACTTTGTGGTTCTAGCATTATACTTCAACTCCTATCGTATTTGGCCCATATATTGTTTGTAATTCAATTTGTAATGTAATAGTTTTATGTTCTTGAATTACATCTACAGCATCTACATTTATAATGTATGGGTTAACCAATAACGCATCCTTTACATACTCAAACAGTTCATATTGACTAGGTGTATCATTTGGCTTTTTACCAATAAACTGTTCAAACTCAATACCATAATCATCATAATATGCTCTATATCTGTACCTCTCTACTCTCAAGGTTTTCCAAATCCATACTTTAATAGCGTCATTACCTGTTACATATTTATGATTGCCATTTCTATCATATTGGTATGTATCTCTCTGAAAGTCCCAAGCTAGTTCCTTGCATAATGGTAGATTTTTTTGAACGTCAATACTACTTGGTGTATTCCCTTTCATAAATGGATTACTCATTGCCGTCTAACCTCCTACATTTTCCATATACAAAATATTGCTCTGCTGTACTTTCATCATCCCCTACTATTGGAATTAGCATTACCTTATCTCCTACATGCCATGTATCAGTCATGATTCTAGTTTTTGTGTAATCATTATGAATAGCGTGTGTATGGCTAGCAAATTCTGCATAGCCACCGCCACCGCTGCGTGGTTGTGTTTCGCTTACAATATGCCCCTTAGATTCTCTATAATGACCTTGTAACCAATATTCATCTACCCATAAAAAATTACTGTTTAACTCCATTCCATTGAACGATACCACCAAATTTGGAGGTGGTGATACTATAGTGCCAATTCCCGGCATCGCTTGCTTTCCAGCGTTTCCGCCTACATCGCTCATGATACCTAATATTCCTGCATAAGGATCATTGTTTTTCTTCGGCACTTTCACCCTCTCCTTCCTCTGGTTCTCTAATGTACTCTAAATTTAATTCCATGATGTGTGTATTATTTTCAAATGTATGATTATCTGACTTAATGAAGAATACTCCTTTTAGCTGTTCTTCCTCAATTACTACAGAATACCCTGCTATACATTGCATATTACCTATAGCAGAAATACTTGATTCCATTTTGATTCCTTTGATTTTTGCTTTGGCTTTTGCCGCATTATCAACAGGATACTTGGGTTTCTTTGGTGTACTTGTACTAGTAGCCTTTTTCTTTTTAGTAGCTTTCTTTTCCTTTGGTTCTGGCTGATTTTTATAAATATCTTGGAAAATACCATACTTTTTAATTAATGCATCTTCATTATCTATTCGAATCACATTGCCTGCAGCGTCAACAGTTTTTACTCTGTTTACCATTTCCTCAATTGATTCAGAATGTGATGAACTTATTACATCGTATGTATCTCTAGCTATATACTCTTCAATGGTTGTTCCTTTTTCTACCAAATTAATTCCATCTGCTAGTAATATGGCTGTGTAATCTTTTTGAATATCAGCCTTTGTTTTCTCAAACAACATTTGAAAAACTTCTGTACATGTTTTTTTATCTGCCACAAAGTTTACTACTGTAGGTATATCTGGTAAGGTTCCTACAGGTACTTCAACCTCTGCGCATACACGCTTGAAAGCATCAACTACATTTGTAGCATTAAAAACTAAACTTACTTTAGACTTTGCTAGGTATATCATCCCATCATAACAAGTAATATCATATGTATTGTCATTTGTATTTCTTTTTCTAAAGAAAACACGTCCAGTAAATATCTTTGCATTATCTACTGTCACTTCAATACGATCACCTAAATCAATTAAATAATTCGGAAATGATATATCTTTAGGGTTGTAAGCATATGAAAACTCTAACTTTCTTGCAGCTTCTTCTCTATCACCGCTCCATGTGAACTTAGAAATAAGATGTGTAATATCTACTCTTTCATCCTTTTCATTAATATGTTCTATTAATGTAATCATAGTGGCCACTCCTTACCATTCATTTTTAATGACCGCTTAGATACTTTTAAAACTGCACCAATTGGACTTTTACCAGCTTTAACCATCATCTTATACATGTTTAATGCCTTTTTACCTTGTTCAGCAATTGGCATTATTTTTGATACTGCCTTATTAGCTGTATCCATGAAATGTTCTTGTGGATATGATGTTACAGCTTGCTCTTCTGGTGCTTCGGCAATTCTACTATATAAGCCTGTAGTATCATTTTTTATCTCTGATGTTGGTTTTATGTACCTATATTCTTTGAGTGTCATCTCATAATATACATCACTAGTACCATCATGCTCATCATGATTAAATGCTTCAATTGTACAGTACATAGAAATTGAGGTATTTGAAATTGAAATCTTACACGGCTTACCACTTGTAGCAAATCCATCTATTTTTCTTACTAGGTTATAAGGATTTGTTTCATTCGTTTCTGACCATTCATATTTTTGTGCAGGAAAAAAGCCTTCAAACGATAATGTTTGAAGACCTCTTTTGCCTAACATATTAATTTCTCCAATTGCATTTATATTTAACGTGCTATTGTTGTATGTTCTCCCAACTTTAAATGAAGCTGGTGTTACTGGCAATACTATATTTTGTCCTGCACATGATAATGTAAATTGGCATCCTTGTGGTATTCCTTTACCACCAAAGAAACTCATAATTGCATCAAAAAAAGACATTATACAGCTCCCTCCATTCTATTAATAGAACGTTTTTGTAATTGGTAATGAATTTGTTCTGCAATTTCAAATGTCAACTCTTCTACAGATTTTCCATCATTTCTAACATTAAGATTCGCTATATTTACATTGATACTATTACTAGATGAACTACGTTTCCCTTGATTATATGCAGTATTCAATGACTGTGCATGCGGTATTACTTGTGCTCCACTTGGTAAGTTTACTATTTCAGCCCCACGATCATGAATCATAGCAGGGCCACCTTTCCAGTTATCAGTCCCAGAGTATAATAACGGAATGTTTAATGGCCCAAAATGAGAGCCACCTACACCCGGCACCCAGTCTGGAATATCTACAGATATTCCATTTACACCAGAAATTAAACTATTTATTGCTGCTTTAATGCCATCTATTACCCCTGTAAATATGGATTTAATTGGTGTTACTATACCTTCAAATATTTGAACGATGCCATTCCACGCCATGCTCCAATTACCAGTAAATACCCCAACAATAAAATCTGTAATACCACTTAACACACTTGTAATCCCTGTTACAATACCTTCAATTACATTTAATGCAAAAGTAAGAATCCCTGTAATTCCTGCTACCGCTACATTAAAGCCAACTACTAATGCCCCTAATGCTACTGCAAGCGGTCCACCAATCAAAACTTTAGCTACTTTACTTACAACAGTGAAAATAACATTTAAGAAAGGAGACATTAATTGATAAATTCTACCAAATGATGTAGCCACTTGATTAATTAATTTACCAAATGCACTTGCTACTTTTGATACTATGGGTTGTACTGCAACGATAATTCGATTGATTGCACCTTTTATTATGTTTACAACACCTATAAACGATTGTCCTACTCCCTCTAATATCGGTTTTACTTTGTCAAAGTTTTTGTAAATTGCTAATCCTAACAATGCAACTACACCAATTGCAATCCCTACAGGTCCTGTCAAGACTAATGGAATTAATCTCCCTATCATTGGTAATACTCTCATCACTATACTACCAATTCCACTAAAAGCTCTGGCAATACCCTTTACAGATACTTCTAATAATTTATTATTGATACTTTGGCCACGTAACACTTTACCAACATTAGCATATGTCCGCATCAATGAGCCAATTCCACTTGTAATAGGTCCTAATATTTTAGCAAAAGCAGTAAAGCCTACAATACTAAGGCCTACATCAATTGCCGTATTTTTAATGGCTGGACTTAAATTAGTAAAATATTTTGCTAAATTGCCGATTGTGTCAGCCACCTTCTGTACCCTAGGCTGCAATACATCTGCAAAGCTAATGGCTAATGCCTCTACCTTACTTTCTAAATCTTTAAATGACCCTAGCAATGTTTTCTTCATAATATCTGCTTGTGCTTTAGATGAGCCTGTTGCAGAATCCATTGAACTACGCATATCATCGTATGCATCTTTTGTAGTATTCAATACAGCAAGTAATGCAGATGTAGATTCTGTACCCGCAATATCACCTGCTAATTTAAATTTTTCAGCTTCAGTTAGACCTTGCATTTTAGTTCGCAATTGATCATATACTTTGCCAAGTCCAATAAATTTCCCTTGTGAATCTGTGGTAACAATACCTAATTTTTGTAATGCTACTGCTGCTTCTTTCGGAGGATCTATTAATCTACTTAACATCATGCGTAATGCACGGCCACTCGTTGATGCCTCAATATTGTTATTACTCATGATAGCTAGCGATGTAGATAACTCTTCTACAGAAATTCCTAATGCAGCCGCTGGAGCACCTGCATATTGAATTGCATTGCCAAAGCCAATCATGTCTAATCGTGATTTGTTTGCAGCCATTTGAATTACATCGGCCATTCGTGTCGCATTTTCTGCCACATTGCCTTCTTGTAGCCCCCATGTATTTAGTGCACCCGATACAATACTTGCTGTGGTTTCCAAATTTTCCCCAGATGCAACAGATGCTTCTACAATTGATGGCAAAGAGCTCATAATTTGACTAGCATTCATGCCACTTGCAGCTAAACCATCCATAGCCTCTGCCGCTTGAGTAGCACTTATAGGAAAATCTGCACCTAACTGTTTTGCAACATCTCTTAATTTAAGCATTTCATCATGTGTTGCACCTGCTTTTGCTCCAGCAGAAGTTACTGCAGAGTCAAACCCAACAAAGGCTTTAACAGAGGCGGCACCCATACCAACAATAGCAGCAGATACTGGCATCAATGCATTACCAATTCCACTAATACCTCTACCTATATTTTGCAGATTTCTACCTTGCCTATCTGCCATATTAGCAGTTGTAGCCATTTGTGAATTAATTCCAGATAATACGGATGTTACACCATCATGTAACCGCATTACCAAATCAATTACTTCACTCATTTCTTATTCGCCTCCTCTCTATCCTTAATTTCTTGCAACATAAAAGCACGGAGAACACTACGTTCCCCATGCCCCATTTCGTGAAATTCCGATGGCATTACATCATGATTGACATACATGTAATAGGCAAGATTTACATCACCATCGGAATATATTAGTTTTTTACGTCATTGATAACTTTTTTAATTGCTTTATCACCATAGCCAGATAGAGCCAATACTTCACGAGCGATTAGCTCAAGTTCGCCTGCTTTAAATAACTTAGTGAATAAAGCCTGTTTTGACGGTACTTGGAATTTTTGTAAAAGTTCTTTAGCCCCGAAGTCAGGCGAAACAATACCATCAGTTACAACATACTGTAAAAATTGACTTTCATCAGCAACACCATCTTCAGTAGCCAACATACGAAGGTCTGCAATGCGTTTGTAACTAATTTCCTTTACTGTTACAGTAAACGGTTCTTTAAAAACCTCTGACAATCTTGTAATTTCTAAGTCTTTTTTAGATGCCTCTTTTAATGTATCTAGGTCTTTTTCCATTAACTTATCAATGATATTGCTCATCTATTAGTCCTCCACTTTATCAATCACGTCAAATTCTGTAAATGTAAAGTCTACAGATTCTTCTACCAATGCGCCTACTTTCCAATTGGCAAGGTCTAGAGAATCAAAAGTTACATCATACAAGGTTACTGTTTCTACACCTTTGGCATCAGGATCATCTAATTGAATTACCAATTGGCACACAGTTGCTTTACCTTTTTTTAGGTTTTCAGCCATTTTACTAATCATCAAAGAAGATACTTTATTCATGGTTAAGCTGCCTGTGCCTTCGTAACCAACATATTTATATTGTTTACTCATAGTTTTAGCTTTTTTAACTTCTTCTTTGCTTAATTTAATTGTAGCTTTAACGGCTGTAGCTTGTGATACCAACGAACCATCTAACCACACTTGCCCATGAGAGCCTGTCATTACCTGTTGCGCTGCAAAATTCTCCATGTGTCCCTCCTATTAAATATTAATTGGTAATTGGATATCTTCCATTGCATCAAGCGGTCTTACTTTTGCTTTTAAGAATACAATCTTCTTAGTATCCAATTTTTTAACTTCATCATCACTCATTTTTGCTAATTCTTCTTTTGTGAATAAGCCATGTGATAATTGGTATGTTCGAACTGCTTCACAATCAATTTCACATGTAGAGTAATCTTTTTGTAACAATCGTTCATTTTCTAATTGTTTAAAATATCCTAAAATCGCACTAATTAGCAAACATTTGTTTTCATAATCATTTGTATATTTGCCAATGTAAGAATCTTGTGCAGTTTTTCTGATATCGTCATAAATCATATCCATAATGTCTACTATTTTGATTGTTTGATATCCTTCTAGCTTTCCTTGGCTTGTTGTTACCAAAGAGTTCATAGCACGGCTCATTTTAAACTTTTCGCCATCATACCAAATGAAGAATTTACCTTCATTTACCATTGCATCCATTTCATCTTGAGTGTGTCTATCACAATCAATGACTTCTCCTAATGGTGCATATGTAGCACTTTGTGTCATATTTGTGCCTGCCACAAGACCTGCAATGCGTGCAGTATATTCAGCTGGTTTATATTCACGATCAGCTGTAAATACTTTTGTATTACCAAAATTGATTACACCTTCATAATCTGCATTAGAACCCGGTAATACAACCTTAATTTTTTTGAACTTATTTTCACGTGCTGTTTTTACCCACGTTGCAACATATTCCAATTGAGCATTTTCAATTGTTGGAATTGCTAAATAATCAAATCGTTCTGTAAGCATTGCTTTTAATGGTTCTTGGAATCTATCAGCACCAGTTTTATCGCCACCTTGTTGCATCATATACACAACAATTTTTAATGGTGGTTTATTGTAACCTTTCAATGCTTTTAAAATGTAATCCTTGTTTTTATCTGATAATTCTTCTGGAATATCATCTACTGTATATACCAAAAATGGGTTCGGTAATACTTCATGACCATTTGTTTTTGTTGCTAATTTATCAATTACTTGCTTTGTATCTTCTAAAATCAATGCAACAATCCCACGTTGGGAACGTTGAATGGCTTCAATACCAGCTTCAATAAATTTAACTACAACTGTAGGCATTCCTAATTTAGCCATTATTTATCCTCCACTTCTACTGTTAATTTAACATCACCCATTGTGATGCCTTCTTCTTTCATTTTTTCAATACGTCCTGTTGTATCCATGAATGTAATATCCATTGTAATTTGAAGAATATCATCTTCTTCTCCTACTCTATCTTGTTGAATATCATCTACATGTAAATAACGATCGCCAACAGGAAAACCCATTTGAAATAATAGTAAGAATTTATCAAACACTGTTAAATAGTGTTCTTCATCCTTATCTTCATTACTTGGAAAATATGTAGCAATAATAGTTACATTTCTTTTAATGAAATTCTTTGTTTGCATTTCTGAACTCATTAAAAGTTTTACAAAAAAGCACGGCATAGTGAATTCTTCTAAAACTTCATCACTATATACCGTGCATCCATATTCTTCATGTATTTTCTTTGCTACAGCTTTCCATATTGCCACTTGAGATAATCGGTTAGCCATCTTTTATTCTCTTCCTCAACATTTTAAACATGTGTTCACCAACAGCTGTTCTTATATCATTTCGATTTTTTTCAACTGTTCTTTTAAAGAAAAATGTCCCCTGTTTGAATCCTTTTATTTTTCCATGCATAGTTTTCATGACATGCCCACGCTCTACTAAGTGAAAATGAGGTGATGTATTCCGTAAAGTTGCTTCTAGCGCTCTACTACTACTGCCATTAATAGTCATTTTCCAACTTTTTGAAATTTTCCGTTTTCTCCCTTTACCTACAGGTGATGCGCTTACTAATTCTTTTTTCATTCGATTAGCTTCTTTACGCATCGCTTTTTCTGTTTCTGCAGGATACTCTTTAATATATTTATCCAATCTCCCCATGAAGGTTTTAATATTCATTATTTTCCTCGTTTATAGATATGGCACATCAATTCTAATTTTGTATGTTCTTCATATGGATCAATTACAGTTTTAACTTTGTAGACTACATCCTTATATTTAATTAGCACACCATCAGTTATTCCAGTTCTATATCTGATTGTAATTTTATATAATTCGTCTACTTTTTCTTTATACATTTCAAGATATTGCCTACCACGCAATGGTTCTATCCTTGCCCAAATTCTATTAGGTATCAACCTAACCAGTTTTTGTTTAGTTATTCCATCGTGTTCAATATCTTGATACGCTAGTACTTCAATTCTTTTCGTCAATCTTCCGATTCCGTCCATATTTAGCATTTTATGTCTCCTCACTTGGATAATTCTTAGATAATGCAATATGGCGAATTAATGGCCCTAGCGTAAATGGCAAATCATGTACAAATGTTTTAGATGAGGTTGCTTCCCTATTTTCGTACCAATGAGCAACCATATATTGTACGGCTCTACGATATAGTGGATCGTCAATATATGGTTTTCCAGTCATTTGCTCAATGTACGTGATAGCGGCATTTATAGATTCCTCAATAAATACATCATCTTCTGTAATATCTTCATCTATTCGTAGGTATAGTTTTATATCCGCTACCGTCAACATACATTACACCTATGCTTTCTTAGCTAATTTAACCAAAGAATTTGTATCAACAGGCTTACCATCACAAATCATTGTAGATTTACGAACAATATCATCTGTTTCATTATCTTCATATGTTTTTACACCAATTTGATAGTTAGTGTTCAATGCATAATCTTCAAAACGATAAATGAACGCTACAATATCACCAACTGCAGCCGCATCAAGGTTTTTAAGATAAGGTACAATCAATACGCCACGGCCAAGAATAGAACGTTCTGGTTTTCCACCCATGCCATAGTTAACACGTGCAATTGGTTGACCATTCTTATCTGTCATGCCTGCAATATTCATGAATGTTTTCTTTGTCATTACCCATACAGAACCTTCTTCGTATTCAACAGGCAATTCAGCTTCTGCTTTAACTAGTGTTGCATAGTCAAAGTCTTTAACATCCAACTTCGCACCAGCTGCTGCATCTTTTAAAATCCCTGTTGGCTGACCATTACCTGTACCATTGATAATTGCATTTTCAATTGCTTTTACCATGGCTTTAGATACATTATTGGAAATCATATTTTCAAAAGCGGATAATGCCATTACAGATGTTTCCAAAGAAATTGATACACGACATTGTAATTTAAAGTGGCCAAACTGAATATTACCAAGCGATGCTTTTTGACGTTCAGAGCCTTTACCTTCTGCCACCCATGTTGCTACAGGCATTACATTATTTGTAGGAATAGCAAGACCAGATTTAAAGTTTGTATTCGTAACTAATGGTAATACCATTCCAACACTTTCCATTTTTTGAACGATCTTGTTCAAAACTGTTGGTGGTATTACTGCACCAATATCTGTAGTTAATGTGTTTTCATTTTGACGTAATTCAGCAGGAATTGGTGTGTTATTCATTACATATTGCATAAATGCATTACGGTATTCCATGGAATCAAATACTTCTGCACCTTGTGTACGTTGTTCTGCTACAGGTACAGGCACTGTAGTAGCAGTAGAAACAGTATTTAAAATTGCTGTTCTACGTTCGAGTTCAGTTTCTTCTGCTTCCAATGCACGTAATTCTGTTTCAATTTCATCAAGATTCAAGTTAACTTGTGTAGTATCTTCCAACATTGCACGTAATTCTGCTCTACGTTGTCTAATTTGTTCCAAACGATTCATATTATCTCTCCTTTTAGGTAATAAAAAAACACGCTTACTGCGTGTCTAATAGTTTTGTTATGTCATAGCTAATAACGTTAGCCGTTTTCTTTTTTCGATATCTTCATATCTCTCATAGTCCCCATTTGTTCTAGCACTAACCGATGTGCCTTTATATGCAGGGTTATCTACAATAGATACGTCATATACCGCTTTTACTGATTTAATTTTTCGTGTGTATACTTTATTTTCTCGGTCAATCTCTTCTTCTTCACCATTAACAATAAAGGCAAATGACATTTTATTTAGATCACCACGTTTAATTAAAGAATACACATCATTTCCAATCGAAGTATCTGCTACATCCCCTGTCAATTTCAATCCTTTTTCATCAACAGTTAATTGCAATGTTCCACTAGCGGTTCTAGCAAATAGCATACCGCCATGATTGTAATTCAATACGCATTGACTAAAATCAGTATTATCAAATGCGCCCGGTAAAATCACTTCACGATATTCATACCCAGTATATTCAGATTTCCAAATTAGCGTTTCTTCATTAAAAACTGCAGCATATCCTTCTACTGTTCGTGTTTGAATATCATCAGTATCATTCTGTATCGCTTGCACCGTCATCATTCGGTGTTCCATTTTTCAGTTTTTCCTCATTTGTATCACCTCCTTTCGATGCATTTATTTGATATTTTGAAAGGTCTTTATACTTAGCGAAGTTTAAACTTACAAGGCGTTCATCTCCACCCTCAACACCTTCATAACCAAAGATTTCACGAATTTCATTTACTGTAACAGCCCCTGTAGGCAATAGCGTTTGACAAATTTGAATCCTACTTGCTACAGACATATAAGATAGTCTATTACTTTCAACTATTACTTCATTTCCATGCCCTTTTTCACGGCTCGTAAACAACTTCTCTGTAAATTCCTGTGTCAACTTAATGGCAATTGGTTCTAATACAGATTCATAAAATGCTATATATTCATCTTCCGTGTAATTACCGCTTACAATCTTTTCATTTAAGCCAAAATGCTTATATACCATATCTCTTGCAAAATCCATTTGACCTTTATTAAAAGTACTGATAGTTGTTGTTAACTGTTGGAATGTTGCTTTATTATCCAATGTAGCAATCCCACTACCATTTGCATTTGATACATAACGATCATTAAATTTCTTCCATAGTTCCTGTTGGTCATCTTCACGTACAGTACCTTCAAAGTTGATAATGCCACGTAAAGAGTTACCATTTTTAACAGAATTTATAATTGCGGCCTTTACTGCATGTAGTAAATCCAAGTCCTCTTTTAAGGCTCTTGAGTTATCTTCACCAAATAGTTGATGACTATTAAAATGCCGTTTAATATGAATAACCGCATCATACAGTACTGTCATACTTTTACCATTAATAAACTGGAATTTAACATATAGATTGCTCTCCTTATCCACTTTGACTTCTACACTTCCAAAGTCTAATGGATATAGTGCCTCAATCATACCATTTACATCACGCTTTACATAAATAAATGCGTTATTGTAATTAAAGTATTGTGCAACTACTTTTTCTAAAAACTCACTTGCCGTCATAAATGGATTTGGTCTTGTCCCTAATATGTGGTTAATAGATATAGAACCCTGTACCATTCCAGTACTTGTTTTTCTAACATGTTTAAGCTTCATTTTACCTAAATGTCTAGCAATCGTATCTGTACAATCTCTAAACGTTGTATCTGCATACGGTACTCCACTAAAAGGGGTAAATACATTTGTATATCCATCTAGAAACTCTGCGCCAGTTAGATTTGATTTATCAGTATTTCCAAATCCAAATATTTTATTAAAGATATTTCTATAGTTCATTATCTCACCTCCTTTCTTAAATTACATTGTGGTAATCTTCTTGATTTCGTTCATACTCAACATATGCATCCAACATAGATGCAAATCCATCAATTCTTTTCTTTGCATGAATAGATTTAGTTGGCTGAATATTGCCATTACGATCTACATCTATTTCCACATTAGCCATACACCATTTCAATATTGGATTGTTATCATAGTTGATTAATTTTGCTTCCAGTTCTGCGCCCAATGCTTTCATTGGTCCGCTCAACGTTTTCTTACCTTGAATGACTGGATTCATTACAGATCGCCCAAACTCTGATTTCATATCTTCTACAAAATATGTAGCACTCCATCCGTCATACCCACATTTATATAAGTAAATATCATCTTCCGTTTGTCTTTCTTTAAACCAATCAACAATTAGCCTATAGTCAATTCTATTGCCCGGTGATTTCCGTATAAATCCTCTTTTATACCACACATCATAAGGTACTTTATCCTCTTGTACTCTTTTTTCAAATAAATCTTCTGGTATCCAGTACATTTGCTTGATGTATTTTACAGGGTCATTAGGTATCATGAATAACAATGTGGCGCATGTTAAGTCTGTAGTTGCTGATAAGTCTATTCCACCTATCCCATATCTTGGTTTTAATTTAGCAATATCGTATGTTGCTATATTGTTTAATTGTTCAAATGTTAAAAACGCCTCTGATGATGTTTCACGAACATTAAAGTCCTTTGTTAGTAGATTTGTAACATGAATAGGATTATTTTGTGCTGATTTAACTTTTTCAGCTAATTGGCTAATGCTTTTTATTGTTCCTAATCCCGGATTAGCTTTTGCCCAACAATTAGGATCTGTCCATTCCTTTCTACTATCTAACTCATAAATTATTGGTAAGATACGTTCATTTTTATACCCTTGCTCATCATCATACCCATCTACAATTTGGCAAGCCTCATCATATTTAATATCGTAAATATTTTCACGAACTGTACCAGCAGTACTAGTAATAATGGTTAGTGGTTGTTCACGTGCGCTCATACCATCAACGATTACATCATACAAATTCTTATCCTTGATAGCATGCAGTTCATCAATCAATGCTCCATGAACATTTAACCCATCAAGATTATTAGAATCTGATGCAAGCGGTACAAATTTTCCATCATTTACATCACACAAAATTCTGTTAACACGAATATGACAAACTTTATTAAGCGACTTACTTTTTTTTATCATTTTAGCTGCTTCATCCCATATAATTTTTGCTTGGTCACGCTTTGTTGCAGCACTATATATTTCAGCACCCATTTCACCATCCGCAACCAATAAAAAAAGGCCTATTGCGGCCGCTACAGTGGACTTACCGTTTTTACGTGCCACTATCAATATGAGTTCTTGATATTGCCTTGCTTTTGTATCCTTATCAACAAAGCCAAATAATGCAGCAATCATTGCTTTTTGCCATAATTCTAAGATTACTGGTTTTCCTGCCCACTTACCTTTAGAATGTTTGCAAAACAGCTCAATGAAATCAATTGCAACTTCTGCCCTGTCCTTATCATAGATATATTGACTTGGGTTTTCTAACTTATCGACTAAATGCTTATATATCCTACGAACACGATCAGATACAACTATTTCACCATCAATGATTTGGTTATAGTATTCTCTGATTGGGTTCATCGTCTAACACGTTCCATGATAAACTTCTTAAATCCTTCATCATCATCTTCATTTTTAGTCTGTGGCAATTCGCTCAACAGTACTTTTATGATGGCAATATAGTTTTTCATCAACGTGTTATAAGCCTTTGATTCAGTCGATTCTTTTTTACCAAATTGATTGTTTCCATTGCAATATTCTTCCACAAATCCTACTTTTTCTAATTGAATTTGTAGTTCATCTAACTGCATTTCCATGTGTACAGCTTGCTCAATTGATTTTCTAATCAACTTTTTCTTTTCTTGTGGAAGTTCCTTAAAAATCTTGTTATATTCTGTAATTCTCTTCTTTTTTATTTTTTCTTTTTCTTCATTTGTCAACTCCTATCACTCCTTTGTTAACCACACCCCTCACATGTGTGACCTGTGTTTTAAACGAAACTGCTGCCCCGGTGTAGAAAAAAATATTTTCTGTATAAAAATATGGGGGGGAGTTAATCGTTATCATATTCATTATCATTTACCGCAACTAAATCGCCCATCTCATTAAATATCAAATCACGTGTAGGCTTAATCAATAGACTTGCACCGCTAGTAATTCCATTTGGTACTGCCAGCGCATCTAGTTCTGCATGTATTGCGTTATGGCATTCAATACACAAGAACATAAGGTTATCCCATCCATAAGCAACTTCATCATTATTAATATTATTGGGGTTTAGAGGTTTTTTATGATGCACTACCCAACGTTGTCTAGTTCCGTCAACCTTGTTTACGCTTTTTAACCCATGGCATCTTTCACATATATATAATTTTGATTCTGCATATGCTTTTGCGCATCTTCTCCATCTATATGAATTATAGAAGTTTTTAGAATACTCCTTTGCCATTTTTTATAAACCCACCCCTTTTTTCTAGGCTACTAAATTTTATACCTCATACCCCATGGCTTTCCTATTAATAGCATATACTTCATCATATGTAATACCTTCACGCTCTGCTACTTTTTTTAAGCAATCATCTTTTGTTGGATGTTGTCCACTATGTGTATTGATATGGCATTGTGTACATAGTTGGATTAGATTTTCTCTAATATCACCGCCACCACTTCCACGTGTATTAATATGATGCGGTTCAATGTTTGTCCTTTGACCGCAAATTTCACATCGTGTAGAGCGTATCTCATTAATTGTTTTCTTCGATATAATTCTTTTGTGCTTCATATTTCCTCTTATAAACCAAAAAGGACCGCATCATATCGTGTTATGCGACCAATTATGATGAAGTCCTTTTAGGGTATGTAGTTTTTTAAGGAGGCTTGACGTGTTCAACCCGTTCATGCCCACATACAGTATCTCATATATAGAGTGTCAAATAATAGCAACCTTTTTATAAATTTCCTCAAAATTTTTGATTGCTCTTTTATGTAGATTATGAACATTCTGCCTTGAACAATCAATTAGTTCTGCTACCTTTTCCCATGTACATCCATTAATGTACCTATCTACTAATACCGTCCTTTGTTTTGTACTGCGAATTTGATTGATCATAAACCTTGCTCGTTCTCTCTCTTGTAGGTATGTACTCCATTCTTTCATAATCTCATCTGTAACCGCATCAAGGTTTGCAACTTTATCTGCGATGGTTATTGGTTGACCGCCACTAATTCTTTCCTTGCTATAGTCAATTGCTTGTAGGCTCATTATATCCTGTCGCAATCTAAATATTTCCCTCTCCTTACATCTAATGTTCAAATCGGTATCTCTTATTTGAATTAAATATTCCCTTCCTGTCATCGACTAATATCCCCTTGCTTATCAAGATATTCTTCCCATTCCTCAAGAGAATATATTTTTATATTTCTTGCATTAGCATAAGCCCATTCTCCAATGCATCCTTTTGAGTGTTGCCAATCTCCACATAATATTAATACTGAACACTTTTCCAACATATCTAAACAAATTTGTAATCCCTTAGCATACTCTTTTTCAAAATATAACATAGAGAAATTATGTAATGGAGATAGATATACATTATTTCTATCTTTTAATACTAACTCTTTCATAATTTTATCTATTGCCATCTGATTACTATTTATGACATCATCACAATTTATTCCATTTGTGCTACCAAATGGATGCGCTACATATATCAATCTCCCATTCATTATTGTGTTACTCCTTTAGCTTGTAGATCATTAACATGGAATACATGGCTATCATCCGCATCAATTGCATCTATTGCCTCTTCTATTTCTGTGTTTTCAAAAAGTTTTCCTTGCGCTCTTTCCCCTTGAACAAACATAACCACTTCTTTTAGAAACTCCATGATTATTTTGTTTTCACTTATTCCTACTGGTAGCCATTCACTCACTACCTTACACAAACTACCTGCTTTATTTTCTAAACCGCCTGTTACTTTTACTTTATCAATCAATGTATCATCATGCTTGTTATATTTAATTCCCATTCCTACCATGTAATACATGTTGGCTGAAAACTTAAATGTTGGAAACCATTGTAAAAATAGTTCTTTCATTTTTTCGTATTGTCGTATCATTTCTGGCCTGTACAGGTCTTTTGTTTTTAATTGATACGTTTCATCACATCTGCCGTTATGTTTCATATATGTTACTTTGGTATATTCTCCAAATGATATGCTTAACACTCTAATCATTCTATAGCCCCCTTAATGCACGTTCTTTTGTTCGCCTTGCTTGTAATAATTGTTTTTGTTGCTTTTCTTCACATTCCCATTCACCACATATCGTCTTGTTTACTCGATTTGTATAGAACTTCTTTCCACACTGAATGCAATATCTTGTGTACTTATATACTCTCTCCATTCGTTCTTTGTTCTCTTTTTCTACTTGCTTTTTAGTCTTGCGTGGTACTACAGGTTTCCCTGCCATACAATCTGGACACCATGTATTATGATCTATTGGTGTATATAGCCTATCGCACCTATGACATTTTCTTTGCATCGTTTGCTCCTATTTATAATTTCCGTTTGAATCGATATAATCACCAATTCTATATAGTTCTGTTTCTTTCACTAAATATGCGCTATATCCATATCCATGTGATTTTTCCCATTTTCTAAATACTTCTGTCAATTCTTTGCTTAATTCACATAGATGTTCTTGCTTTACCTTTTTAAAATATACAAAATCACATTCAGCAAATTCTTCAGGTAAGTCATTATCTAGAAGATCATAAATTACACGCTCACCATCTACTTCTGGAACATAATAGTATGGATGCCCTATTTCTACGTAATCATCCAATACCTCTTCTTCTAAATATTCAACATTGTTCTTATCATCCCAACAATAGCTTTCATAGTAGTTTAAAAAGTCATCAATAGCCTCTTCAATGCTGCTTTGTGGACTACCAGCATCACCATCGAAACTCCAACAATACTCGTTTTCATTTTTCACTAACATTTGCGCCACCTCAATCCCTTACTGTGCATCCGTACTTTGCTTTTCGCATCTTATGTTTTATCGTTCTCACATTGTCCCCTACATATCTATATGTATCAATTTCTTTGTATCTCTCTTTATTTTGCTCATCTAGCTTTCTTCTATATTCTAAATAGCTTTCACATTTGCCATGGCAAGCTACTTCTCTAAACTTGCACCCTCTGCATGGTACATCCATAGTTTCCTCGCCCATTGATTAAATTTACGGTTTACCTTGTAAGCGTTTCTTTTTATGCTTGTAGTTTGTAATTTATCAGAAGGATTTATCACGTATCCCCAACGTGGTATGAATATCCTTTTCCCTTCTTTAGTCCTGCACTTTACAATATGATCATGTGCTTTGCATACATTCCTGTATCTATCATTCATGTTCATACCCCTCTAATTTATTTCCTATTACTTTTGCATTTCCGTTATTTATAACAAATGCTAAATCAAAATCTAGTACCGCATCAGATTGTTGATGATTGATTGCTTTGCATCGCCATTGAAATTTATCTGTACTGTAATATACTTCCGCTACCAATGGAGTTCCTTGTACTGATTTACAATCAAACTCTATATGGTCCTTTTCGTATATCCTCTTCCCTGTGATGTCTTTAGCTTCACTTCCTCTACATAGTGTTCCATCTGTAATTGGTATCCATGCATAGTTATCATTTTGTATTGCCAACAATCTAATTTGTGAGTAGCTTTGCTTTATTTCATCACTACTCACCCATTCTGTTTTATTTGTTCCTAATCTAAGGCCTTTATATATGAGCGGTTTCATGCTACCTCCTCACATATGGCTTTAATACCACGTTTTTTTAATAACTCATGTATCATCAATCTGCCTTTTTGTGTCCATCGTGTTGATACTTTACTTTCTAATCTTCCATCTGAAGTTATATATGTATGTGTTTTTGTTTTTGTATATCCGTTGTGCATTAGATCACTATACAAAATCCATTGCCCATTTACATTACGTTGAATATGGTCATCATGTAGTATCTTATTTAACGCTATGGCACTTAATCCATAATCTGCAGCAATCTGTGTTACAGTCATTGCATTTTGTGAACTTAGAATTTTATCAACATAATCTATCTTTGGTTCATATTCTGCAATCTGTTGTTTCTGTTGCTCTATGATTGCCTTTGATTGATTATGGGCCTCTACTTCATCAGCATATAACCTCAATGCTTCTGGTAATGTCTTTGGAATGTTTAATTCATAACTACCAGTCTTTCTAATTTGTGGTAATACTTCACTAGTTACCCACCTTTTAAATTTCTTCGCACTTGGCATCTTTGATTTTAGTATTAGCGAATATAATCCAGATTCATTGATAAGATATGTCTCTCTGTTTTGACCTGTATCGGCAATTTGCCAACGCAGCTTATCTTCTTCATCAATGTGTTTTCTGATTGCATCTGCAGTATCTTTATATCCCAATGCATTTGCTACACTCTTGGCCACAAAGTACACTTCATTTTCAATAGTAATGGTCCTTAGTTCCCCAAACTCATTACTACTAAAAAGTGTTGTTACTTGATTCATAACTTCGCCCCCTATCGGTTTTGAACACGTACTGGATTATAAGCAGGACAATCTTTACATTCTTCCTTTTTTAGCCAATATATAGTACCTGTTGTTTTTCCCTTAAATAGCTTTATTGATGTTTTTCTTTTAAGACATGAATCTTTTACCCATAATGCTCCACTTTTAGAAGGTCCAAACGAATGACTACATACTTTCTTTGGTCTACCTCGTTTCATTATTGTTTTCTCCTAAAATGGAATTTTTTCATCTTCATCAAAATTATTGAAATTACTTTGACTTTCATTTTGTTTAAGTCCATATGTAAGGTTTTGCGCTACTACTTCGGTTACGTAGCGCTTCTCTCCTTTTTTATCTTCATAGGATCTAGAACGTAACTCACCTGCTACGGCTACAAAATCACCTTTACGTAAACCGCTGTATAATTCCGCATCAACCCAACACACAATATTGTGATAGCTTGTGCTTTGTACTTCATTTACGTATTTATTTGTTGCCATTCTAAATGTAAGTACTGGCTTACCTGTTTTTGTATATCGTAGTTCTGCATCGGCTACTACATTACCGCTTAAAAATACTTGATTTATATTTAGCATATGCTTCTCTTCTCCATTTCTCACATTCTTTATTAATTATGTATAGCGATGCTATCGCCATTCCTAGTATTCCCCCTAGAAATATGCCTAATCCTAGTAGCTCCACGTGTTACCTCCTCAATCTTTATCAATCTGTAAAATCTATATGGATATCCTTCATCAGATACTGATTCAACTATGCTATCTGTTTCTACGTAATATCCTTTAGTTGGCTGAATGTAATCTCTCCATTCGCTTGGTTTTAGAATTTCCGTTTTTACTTTCGGCTTTTCTAAATTCTTGCTACTATTCCATCTACGCTTAAATGCATCTTCTTTTTCTGAATAACATGCACTCCTTTTTTCTTTTACAAAATAACTTGCCAATCTAATTGCATCTTCTGCCCTACCTTGATACAACATCAGCTTATGCATACCATGTGGCCAAAGTTCATTGATTTCATCTGAATACAATTCAGCATTATTGATGATCATGTGAAAGTGGATTCTTGTTTTTCCCTCTGCAATATAGATGTACTTTAATTCCTTACCCAGTTTTTTATATCTACGTTTTAACCGTCTCATAAAATTCTGCATATCTTTCTTTGCATCTTCCCATGTAGCTGGCTGTTCTTTATATGTAAGAGTAAGATAACAATCATTTGTATTGAAATTGTTATCAATCAACATACGCAGCATTGCTTCTGCTTGTTTTTCATTTTGCTTTTTCATGGCTTCTGGTGTGATGCTTTTCTTTTTCACACGCTTGCCATTCTTTCTGTATGTTCTTGATGTATGATGATCAAGTACCTCTATCATATTTTTAGATATGACTTTTTTTCGCTTCCTCATAGTAATTACTCCCATGGTCGATTTATTAATATGTTATATCTAGTTAATTAAGAAACACCTCTATAACAGGTATTTCCTATCTTTATCGCTCCATGTATGATATAATTACATTAGGTTAGTTACGTAATTTACGTACATGAATTGGCTGCTTTAATTAGTGGCCTTTTCTTTTTGCCTTGGATACTTGCAATGCATGTCCCCTTTTTCAACTTCTAAATACTGACATGCATCGCAATGTTCCATGCATATAGCCCCTTTAGCCTGTCTACAGTAAATGTAGGCACGGCTTTTTTTATTTTCTTCATTACAGATTGCACAATATGGTTTATTCATTTAATTCACTCCATATGTTGTACCTAACTGATTCCATTAGTGATATATCACCTTCTCGTATAGGACCATTCCCTGTGATTCTAATATTCCAACCATCTTGTTTTTGTTTTAGAAAAATGATTCTTCCATTTCCTAGAATTGAAAAATTTAGTAGTCCGCCTTTTCTGTTATAAGTTATTGAACTAATCTTTTCTCTTAGTAGTTCTATTTCTTCCTCATTGAACTTTAGGTATCTTCCTAGCAGCGTAAGCCCTCTTTCTTTTGTATTCATGTTTCATCACCCCCTTTAATGTGCTTAACAGAAATATGATTGCCCCTGTTAGTATCATCATTAAAACGTTTAATAATATATTCCAGCCATGTAGAAACTCTATGCCTCCACATAGTCCTAGAATCATTACCCATAACACCAACTGAATGTTGGTGATAATGTCTAGCTTTGTTCTCATTATTATGCCCCCTTTAACCACTTCATATTCTGGCCCTTCATCCAGACTTCGAATTTATCTACATGAACCAGCGTTTGTTGTGGTCCTAATTGTAGGCATATATCATTGAACTTTCCTTCATTGCGGATCATATCTACTCTTCTGTAGATATACATTCTGCTGCGCCCCCATATCTTAGCTAATGTACTAATAGGCACATACTTTGGTTGAACACTTTCCATTTTATTAATCCTTTCTTATTGCTATAATTATTTAAAAGGAGGTCTTTTATGAAACCCACTAATGACTTATTTAAAAAATCCGAAGCTATTAGTAATGCCATCCAAAAAAATATGGGGATTATGAAAGCATTACCGATTTCTAATTTTCAGTTATCGCAAAAATCTATTGAACAAGAGTATTTAAACTATAAAGAAGAACTTGATTCCTTTGATTCACACGCTCATTATCTAACCAATGAAAATTTAGAGAAATTAATATTATTCATTAATAGGAAGTCAAAAACTTACGCTGAATTAAAAGCAGAAGTATCAATATTGAACGATGCAACTCTCCAATTGTATTTATCCAACACTCCCAAAAAGAAAGTTGAACCACCCTTTTATTCTTTTGATCGTATATCTGCAATCTCTAATACTACCTCTCTAATACACTCCTACTTTAAACTTGTAACTATACCAAAAGATTTTTTTGCACCTTATTATTTTGATGATTCTGATGAATTTCAACTAACCGTATCCGGTTTAAATTTCTTGCATCAATTGGAAAAAGAAAATCATGCATTACAACTTGCAGAAGAAAGTCTTCGTATTTCAAAGGAATCTGCTAAATATGGTAAATTTGCTGCATGGTTAGCTGGTATTGGTATATTTACAACAATAATAATTGCAATATTAACCTTTATATTCTCGTAATATTTAGAATCGTTAGGAGCACTGCAATCACAAACAGTCCCAAATTAACTCTTGTGCAATATCTTATGTCTTGTAGGTTTTCCTCTAGTGATTGGTCTTTGTTATATTTCAAAGCATTAAAATATCTAAATATAATCCACTTTTTTTGAGCCGCATCATGTGGCTCTTTTTTATTGATATTTGTTTTCCCTCCATCTTCTGACTTATTTTCCATATGTATTTGTAATGGAGTTTTCAATTTTATTTCACCTCTTTCAATTTCTATCACTCATGCTATACTCATCTTAAAAGGAGGTGAGTATATGAATATTAGCGAACGTGAGATTAAATCCAGTTGCACTAAAGCATTAAGACAACTTAGTATTTCTCATGAAATGAATACTTTCATCGACTATGTTGCAAAAGGCCAAGTTGCTAATGCTGAAACTGAATTAAAACAAATACTTGAAAAATCTATATCTAAATGTATTTACCAATCTCTTAACGATTTAGATTAGATCTTGTTGAGCAAATCATTTATTGGTTTGCTCTTCTTTCATATAGTCATCTATCATAATGATTGAGCTGATATATGTTTTTACCGCATGTGAACGCAATTGTTCATCTACATCATCTTTATATGGGACGGTTAATACCTCTTTTAGTCTGTTTTTAATTAGTTCTTTAATTTCTTTCATGTGATTTCACCTCTTCTAACCCATAACTTGTATATTATGCAAGTTATTATGTAAAAAAATATCTACTCTACTAGAGCAGTCTAACCCAAGCCAATCACTAATCATTGTAGCCTCTACTACATCAAACTGTGTTTTCCCATTCATTTTACTGTTAATAGTTGTAATAGAAACGCCTAATAGTTCTGCTAAATCCGCATATGTTTTCTTGTGTTCTACCAACAATCCTTTCAGTTTTTCTAGTTTCATCTTTTCACCTCGCTTTCCTTGCATTTCATGCAAGTTTCTGATTACATGATAAGCCTATTAGTAAAGCCTGTCAACCACTCTATGCAAGATTTTATAAAAGTTTTATAATTTTTCTTGAATTTTATTCAAGTTTATTGTAATATATGTTTGTAAGGGCGATTCTTATTTGGAGGCATATTATGAGTATCAATGAAAGAAATACAATAAATAAAGAAATAGGAGAACGAATTAAATTCATTAGAAAACAAAAAGGCATAACATTAGCTGACCTAGGAGCAAGATTAGGTATTAGCGAAAGTAATATGCAAAGATATGAATCTGGTAAAATCGCTAGTGTTTCTATTGATTTTATTAATAGATTAGCTCCTATCTTAGAAGTAAAGCCAGAATGGTTAATTGGTTGGGATAAAGATGATACTCCTCAAGGTTACTATCTGGATTCTGAAACTGCTGAATACGCTGAATACCTTCGCACTCGTCCTTCTGCACGTTTATTATTCTCCGCATCACGTGGAATTTCTAAGGAGGATATGGAAGAAACCGTGAAGTATATCGAATATTTGAAATCTAAACATAATAAATAATACTATTAGGGGTTGTTAGTGTGATTGTAAATATAATCGAATGTGATATTCCTAATGTGAAAGCTATTTCATCTACTGGGGAAGATGAAGGTGTTCACAATATTTATATCCGTAAAAATATGTCTATTGAAGATATGCGCAACGAAATTAGACATGAGTTGCTGCATATCATTAATGATGATTTTCATATAGATCAACACGTTAATCTTATTGAACATATGGTAAGGAGAAAAGAACTCACGGATGAAATGCTAGAAACTATAGATTTCTATCATCATGTTTTGTAATAACTACTAAATTGTCACTTATTTGTCCTTGACAAAATACCAATTATGCATTTTTGCTATACATTCATATATTGTATTATTTGTCAAATCTGATATACTATAGATAGTGAATTGACTTCAACGCTGCGGGCGTTGGTCACTAAGGCGCTATCTTCGGATAGTGCCTTTTTTATATATCGGAGGTTTTATTATGGCATACGATAAGCCATTTTTAGATTTGGATAAACAAATAGATTTATTAATCTCACGGAATCTAATTATCTCAGACCGTGAACATGCCAAACAAATTATAATGACCGCATCTTACTACGATTTATTCAATGGATATAAATCTGTTTTTATGAATTCAGATGATACTTTTAAACCAGATACGACTATTGAGAGTATATATATTTTTTCTTTTATAGATAAAGGTCTACAGTCCGTCACAATGAAATATAGTTTAATGGTCGAAACTTTATTTAAGACTAGATTAGCACATGTTATTTCTGAACATTTAGGAGTGCATCAAGATGATTACTTGCACGCACATCATTATAAACAAAAAATTCATGGATTGACTTTTCAAAATGTAAAGCAAGAAATACAACAGCAACTTAACTCTACATATGCAAAACAACCTACCAAATATTATTTAAAGCATCATAACCATGTACCAGCATGGATATTATTTAAAAATATCTCTTTTGGTAGTGCTATTAATTTATTTAAATTTCTAAATACGAAACATAAAACAGCTGTTGCTAATGCATTACTACCTACCAATGCCATTCCCGTTAAAGATAAAATAGAGCTTCTTGTAAATACATTAGAAGCAATAAGGCGATTCCGAAATTGTGCTGCACATAGCTTAAACTTCTTCGGCTGTAGATCTATTTACAATATTCCTGGTAATGTTTTATATAATCTTTTACCTAAAGGAGTTTTAAAAAGAGAAAAAGGTGAAATAACAAAAACTGATAAGAAGGCGCTAAGAGGTTTATATGGAGTGCTTATTATGATGGTTTTATTATTAAATGATCCGCTTCTAATTGCATCTCTAATTTACGAATGTAGAACTATTTTTAGAAATGCAAAAAGCAATGATATAGCAACGCAAGCTGTTATTGATTTTCTAAACGAATTAAACAACAAATACAAACAAGCAACAGACCTTCCCATAAACTTTGAAGATAAGTTAGAACTTATTCAGCAATCTATTACTTAAATAAAAAAATCCCCCTACTCTGCGCCAACAGAATAAGGGGTTATGATACACCTAAGAGGTATACCACATCAACTTACTATATTATAACATACCTCTAAGGCTTATTTACTATACCATTTTTTAGCCTAGGAGGTATTTTTAATGTGGTGTGAAACTGTAACTACCAAAGCTGGTATTACTAAATATAAATTTCAAGAACGCTATGTGGATCCGTATAGTGGTAAAACAAAAAGAATATCTGTTACATTGACTAGTAATAGTAGGCAAGCATATAAAATCGCACAATCTGAATTACAAAATAAAATTGACTTGGCCACTAATACAGATATTGCAAAAGATAGGACATTAAATGATGTTGTATCTGAATATTTAGAATCTAAACGTGCCTTTAGAAAATCATCTACACAATATAGTATGGATAATTTACACAAACAGATTATGAAATGGTTTCCTAGTGATATATTACTTTCTAAACTTTCACCATATATTATCCAAAATACGTTTGATAAGTTCGCTTGCCAGTATTCCTACAACTATACAAAACTGGCACTTAGTCTTATTAGACAATCATTAAAGTATGCTAGGCGCATGGAATATATTCGTGATATTTCATTCTTAGACAATATTGAATTACAAAAGCCAGTAGCGGATGTAGACCGCATCAAGAAACAGCGCTCTAAATTTCTAACTAAAGATGAACTAAAAGATTTGCTATCACAATTAGATACTATCAATCATCATGTATCCCTATTATGTGAGTTTCAATCTTTAACTGGTCTTAGATTTGGTGAAATGGTAGCGTTACGCACTCAAGATTATGATAGAGAAAATGCTGAAATAGATGTAAACGCTACTTTATCCAATCGTGGTAGCTTTTCTGACCCTGCTATGCGCCTTCCACCAAAGAATGTTCATTCTATCCGTAAAGTAAAATTAGATGCAAGGGCCATACAAATTATTAATCACTTTATAACCGCCAATCAAGCAAGGCGATTATGGAAATCTAAATTTGCTGACCTCGGTTATATCTTTGTAACAGATGGTGGATTGCCATATGATCTACATTATGTGAATCGTACTATAAAAAAACTTGGTTTCCCAAAACCAGTAAGTACCCACACCTTTAGACATACTCATATTTCTATTCTTGCTGAATCTAATGTTCCTCTAAAAGCTATTATGGAACGTGTTGGCCACAATGAGCCACGTACTACACTTGCTATTTACACACATGTAACAGATGAAATGAAACAGGAAGTAAATGCAGCAATTACTAATATGGGTAAAGTACTTGCAAATAAATAAAAAATGAGCCACCGCATCATGTGCAGTGGCTTTTTTCAATCCTCATATAAAAGGGGCAAATATTTGTTTTTAAAAGGGGCAATAAAGGGGCAAATTGTTGTTACAATGCGTTACAATTTGTTACTCTTTATCTTTCAAATATCCTTGTAAATGCTTTATCTGTTACAGTTTGTTACAATTCGTTACAATCTGTTAAACAGTCAATAAGAATGGTGCGGTTGGAGGGACTTGAACCCTCACGAGCGTACGCTCACCACCCCCTCAA